TATATGTCTAAATTGAAACATTCGATAGACAACCTGCTTGATATTAATAAAGAGCTGGAGCGGAACAGCCAACTACTGCAAGAGGAAATCAATGGGTTGCAGACAGCAAGTCCTAAGCCGGCAGAACCCGATAAAAGAGATGCGCTAATCAAACTCATAGCCCCGGACATTGAAAGAAACGAAAAGCTCATGGGCAGAGGTCAGCGAATGCAAGAAATAGGTGCCCTCTATCGAGAACTGTACCCGGAAGGGGTGGGTTAGTTGCCAACAATCCGAGAAATGCTAGAAGCCCGAAATGAGATTGCAGTCTACCGGCAAGAAACCGGGACTATCACCGAGGACGATCTGATTAAAATCTGCTACAACAAACAGGTTGAGGAACGCGACACCCGGGTGAAGAACAAGCAGAACAAGCGAAAGCCGAAGCAAATTATTTACCTTAACGGCAAAGACAGGGACGCAGCAATAGCCTTAATTGCGATAACGCAAACTCTGGAAAACTTAATAACAGAGTGGGACGAACTGGGTAATCGTCCCACTTTTGTTTTGGGTGCGCTGAGAACCGCCACGACGATGTGCTTCAAAGTTTTGGAGTGGCTGATTAAAGACGTGCCGGCAAAGGATTATTTGAAGGTTGTCAGCGACGTTGCGTATTATCAGATTGGGATCTACGAGTATTCGCCGAAGAGAAGAATGGAGGGGTAAAGTGAAAGTCGGTTTAATTGACGTTGACTCCAAAATTCCGAACCTTGCTCTTATGAAAATATCAACATGGCATAAGTCGCAAGGCGATTCAGTTGAGTGGTATGGAGGGGTATTTGACAAACCAGATCGAGTTTATTGTAGCAAGGTTTTCACTTTTACGCCCGACCATCAATATCCCTTAGAAGGTGTCAAGGTGATTAAAGGTGGAACAGGGTATGACATATCCTCGCAGTTATCGTCCGAAGTTGACTCTATATGCCCTGACTACTCACTATACCCCGACATGGACTACTCATTAGGATTCTTAACCCGCGGGTGTCCTAATAAATGTCCATGGTGTTTCGTTCCTGCCAAAGAAGGCAATATACGACCTTATGCTGATATAGATGATTTCTGCCGACACGATAACGTTCTTTTAATGGACAATAATGTGCTGGCTTGTGAGTGGGGTCTAAAACAAATTGAGAAAATAGCTGAAATGGATATCAAGGTTGATTTTAATCAAGGCTTAGATGCCCGACTGATTGATGATAGCGTGGCAAAGTTATTAAGTAGGGTTAAGTGGTGGAAGTCTATTAGGTTAGCTTGCGATACCGAAGGACAAATGAAATATGTGCAGAAGGCAGTTGAATTATTGAGATGGTATAATGCCAAGCCCCACAAGGGGCAGTATTCGTGCTACGTGCTACTTAAGCCGGGTGAATTGCAGGATTGTATTAACCGAGTACGATTTTTAAAAGGAATATACGTTGACCCATTCGTTCAACCATATCAACCGCCAGAAGGCAGGGATATACCGCAAGATGAAAGGGACTTAGCCAGATACGTTGACATGAAAGCGGTGTTTAAAAGCGTATGGTGGGAAAATTACGCAAAATGAAAAAAGAAGGAGGGCTAATATGCCACGTTACCTAGACCGAATAATCAACCGCTTCCGCAGTCAGGAAGCCAAGGGCATGCTGAAATACGGAATATCGCTTGAGCAGAACCACGGACCCTTCGCCTACCGTCTCGAACATCTAGCGGAGGAATTAACGGACGGACTGCAATATATCGAGTGGATCAAAGAAAGCGGTAAGATCATCTGCCTCATGTTTGAAATGCTGGTGCAGGACATGGAGAATAAAGACTTCTGCCCGCTAGAGACTCCATGTACACCGGAGAACTTGAAGGAAGGCGGGTGCATTGCCTGTTTGAAAGAACATTATGAAATGAAAGCGAGGGATATTGCGATATGAGAATTATACCAGAGTGCGGCAGGGTTGCAGTGACGCAGGAAACCGCACCGTTTGTATTCCAACTTGGTCATTACGCGGGAGCCATGAAGGTTGTTGAACAACTGGTTATTCCAACGGAGAAAACAGATATTATGTTTAAAAATCTATATGACAATCAGTTGAGGCAAACATCAGCGGAACTGAGAAAGGTCATAGGCACGGACAAGGCATTGACTTTTCAGTATAAGCCATCATGTGAATTTGTCCTGTTTGACTGCGACCCGAACAAACTCACCTATGGCAACAACGAAGTGGTGAAGAATGGCGACAAGTACGAGTTAAAGGTGGAAGAAGAGAAGGCACCCGAAGGATTTAGCGAGGAGCGGAGCATTAACCGAATAGAAAGATATCATAAGGCAATTAGTGGAGCAACGGATACAGCAAAGGGCGTTGCCACAAAAAACGAGCAGTTGTCAGCGCAGGTTGTTGAATGGCAAGGTTTATACGGTGACCAAGCGATATTAAAACAAGACCTAATAGATAAAGTTACCAAGATGCAGGAGGTTGTGAATGTGGCTAAAGGCTTTATAAAACAACTGGACGCCTGTCTTGGCAATGATGGATTATGCAATATCAACGAATGTTATATTTGCGATTACGATTATGAACCCAAAATAGAAGAACTGCGCCAAGCCCTCACCACACTAGGAAAGGAGGTCTGATATTTGGACAACATATCGCCGCCAGAGCTAAAGACCCTGCTGGCAAAATACCCGATGTTAAAGTCATTATTAGGCAACCTACAAATCGAATTACAAACAGTCTGCACAAGGGGTAAAGAGGGCATGTTGGGCAACAAAGCCGACATCCTTTATGCCCTTTCTCTTGGCAATAGGGTAATGACAGATATGCCCGGTTGCGCACCATCGCCCGGAGCGAAGGACACCAATATCATAGCGAATTACAAAAAGATAGTTGATGCTGAGTATGGTAACCTCATAAGAGAACTCATCCTTGAAATAACTAATATAGGTGATGTGGTGGAGAAGATTACTGTGGGATTAAAGTGTCTGACAGAGGAACAGTTGACTTGCGTAACAGAATTTTATTTCCGCAAGAGAACATGGCAGCAAATATGCGACAAGTTAAGGATGTCAAAGAGAAATGTAAAGTATTTAAACGAAGAGGGAATCAACGAGTTACACCCGGTTGTCAGGATCAGCAAAGAGCAGTATAAATATTGCATGGAGCAGTTGAAAGAGAAGGTGGCTTAAGAGATTGAGATATGCCCCGGCAGGTACGCTTGTCGGGGATTAATTTGAAAGGAGAGAATAATTATGGACAAGTACGATATTATGTCATTGTTGAGCGATTTGTTTATGGGTTTAGAATCGGATGAAGATATTAACGCGATGGTCAAGGAAATAGTTAAAATTGCCGGGGAAACTGGTGAAATGTCCAAGCAATATTTAAAGGAAGGCATATTATAACGGATTAGATGCACAAGAACTCCCCGGCAGGCACAAACACCTAACCGGGGAGTAAAGGCGTCACCACGAGCCACACAGAACCTTGTCTGGTTAAATAAGCAGTGTTTTCAGTTTATGACCTCCCCGTTAATTAATTTTTGCATTGCCATGTTTGCTTCATGTAATGCGATTTTATCCTTATCGGATGCAGAACTCCAAGCATCACCATTAACAACCATTTGGGATTTAATTATACTTTCTTTGTCTTTAATGGGAATCTCGTTTAATTTGTTTTTTATATATTTGCTGTTCCACCAGTCATACTCTGTGTCGTTTCTTAAATCTGGCGTTCCGTAACTTTTTAATTCGTCATAACCAAAGCTATCATATACCATGGTTAGATTAGTGGCTTCAAGATTTTTACCCTCTACAGATACCCATGCGTGCGCAAACCATCTTGGTTCATTGCGATAACCAGTTTTCACTTCTGATTTTATCCCTGCACACTTGAAATACTGATTCGCCAATGCAGACATTTCGGAACAGTCGAACTCATTTTCCCGATAATTTTCATACCAATCAGGAAAATCTTGATTAAGCTGAACCACGCCAGCATCAGCAGTTTTTATATCTGTTATTTGGAATGTGCTAAAGGGATTAATCACTGATAACTGCAACATTAAAAGTAATACGCATGTTTTCATTTTTTCGCCTTACTTTCTATTAATTGATGCCGTACTTGATAATTCGATAATGGCCGATAATGTGGTCAATGTCAATCGAAATATTATATTTAGATATTAATTGTTGGTGTAGCCATGGGACTACCATCATACCCACCACTCATTGCCCTATTTCAGAGGTATCTTTTGTGCATATTTGGTGCGCAATACTTGGTTTTCCTGAACGACTTGATTGTTGCGGGTCTTAGCAACTATGCCAGCTATCACAACCACAAGGGCAGCAATCCCGTTGGCAATAGCATTTACCTGGTCGTCAGAGATAAGGTTATAACCCAAGGTATTGAGAAGTAATTTAATCCCGCTTAGGATGCCGATGTAGAACAAAGGATTGTTTAATTTTTCCAACATTATAATGCCTCCTCTATTTTGTAATAATACTAACGGTACTTGTAGCGGCATCCCAGTTCACTTGCAAACCTGCATCACGCAACACCTTGTCTGGAATATAGGCTGTATCCACTCCGTCAACAGTTAGCAAGACAGCGTTTGCGACGGGCGCGCCGTTAAGAGTTGTATTAACTCCTGCGACCTCTATGGCTAACTTCATGTCTTCTTCGCCTCCTTTCAGATCAGTAAACAATCTGGCCCATGGAAAATTAGGACCAGGACAATTAGGGCGGTTTACGCTGTCAATGCGATAATGTCCTACAATATGGTTGTCATCAATCGGTATACCAAATTTAGCGATTAACTGTTTATGGAGCCATAAACTTGCCTGATATTGTGGTTCTGTCAAGGTTCCATCAAAACCCTCATGTTCGATACCGATAGTCCAACGATTAGGGTTGAATCCCATTTGGGCATACAAGTCCCAATGTGGAGTATTGACGATTCCACCATGCCAAGCGGTATCCCCATCTTTAACGCATTGAGTTATTGTCCCATCTCGACAAATGATATAATGCGCTGATACTTGGTTGGCAGGATTTAAGAAAGTAT